ATCGACTATCTGACGGGCATCATGGCGGCGCTTTCACGGAAAGAAAAAATCAGCTCTGACATCGGCTTGCGCGGCATCGCCAAAAAAATCGGTCAATGGCTTCTCGTTGTCATCGGCTGGGTGGTGGATATGATGATCGAATATGCAGGACACGCTATCTCTCCCGACTTTACGATTCCCGTGGTCGTCTCGATCTGCGTGGCTTCGTGGCTCGTTTTTAATGAGATCATTTCAATCCTCGAAAATCTGAAAACGGTCGGCGTTCCCCTTCCTGGATTTCTGCTGAAAATTGTTGAGTTTTTCCGCAAGAAGGTTGAGGACATCGGAGACGCGGCTACACCGAGCGAAGAGGAGGGCAAAAATGCGGAAAGTCATTGATTTAAGCCAGCACAATTCCTTTCCCACGAGCTGGGAAATGGTCAAAGCAGAGGTTGACGGTGTGATTATCCGTTGCGGGTATCGTGGCTACGGAAAATCCGGCACTCTTGTAGAAGATAAGAAGTTCCGCCACTTCAAGAAGATGTGCAAACTGTATCAGATCCCGTGGGGAGTTTACTTCTTTCCAACAGCGGTCAACATTTCCGAAGCAAGAGAAGAATCCGGCTTCGTGGCGAATCTGATCGCAGGCGAGGATGTCAGCTTTCCGATTTTCGCGGATTCCGAGAAAGCACATCGGCTGGGACTTGGCCGGAGCGACCGTTTGAGCAAGGCCGACCGCACGACATTCCTGATTGAGTTCCTCGAAGGAATGAAAGTTTACGGCTACAACGCCGGAGTTTACGCATCGACATCGTGGTTCAAGGACAGGCTTGACGATTCCAGGCTGATAAAATATCCGCACTGGGTCGCACAGTACGCAAAAAAATGCACCTACCCGGGCAACATGGACGGCTGGCAGTTCTCTAATAATGCAACCGTCACGGGGATCCCCGGCAGAGTGGATATGTCCGAATGGTACGGCCCGCAGACGGAGACGCACATGGTCGCTCTCCCGACACTCCGCAGGGGGAACAAAGGAGCGGAAGTCATCATCCTTCAGAGCAATCTCCAGGCGTGCGGATTCGCGATCGCTATGGACGGGAGATTCGGGCCTGCCACGCATTCGGCGCTCGTGTCATGGCAGCGGGAGTTCGGTCTGGCTCCGGATGGGATCTACGGCCCGAAGTCATACGCGATGATGAAAAAGGTTTTGAAGTAGTCCAGACGCAAAAAAAGATGGCAGGCGCTCCGATCAGTAGGAACGCCTGCCATCTCTTCGGATCAGTAGTTGACGGGGAAGGGCATCTGCAGGTTGATATTCCGGTCAAATTCGATCCCAGAGTCGATCCATGTGATCTTGCTGACGGATCCAACACCAGGTACCGCCGTGATGGTAATGTGTGCTTCTGCTCCGGTGTCGAAGGTGAGAGTGTACCACGCCTCGCAGGCCATTGACTGATTGACCACTTCCAGCTTCACGGCGTTCCCCTTCAGGCCGCATCTGTAAGCCATCTGCTCCGGCGTACAATCCAGACCGAGCGCCTTGATGTTATTCCGGATCATTCCTTTGATGAATCCCTGCGCATTCTCGATGGCTTCCAGCCGTGCCAGAATGTCGGAATCGGTGTTCAGATTGAACTTGAAGCTCTTCATTTTCGTATTTGCCTTGTCATACTTTGCGGAGGCTTTTGCCTGTGCGTTCATATTATTTCCTTTCTGCCCTCGTGACCTCCGGGGCGGGTGACTTGTTTAGAAGCCTGCGTTGATCATTACTTTTGCGAGTTCGGGATCTACGCCCTGCGCGATCAGCTCCTTGACTCTTTCTTTTTTTATCGCCGATTTTGCTCTTCTCTCATGGGTTCTTACGATCTCTTCGTAAGCGATTGCGTTTACTAATTCGGTGGGGATGATTACCTTTGTCATTTTGTTTTCTCCTCTCTTTGAAGCGGTTCCCTCACTTCTTGATATAAGTATATACCTAGATAGTATATAAGTCAATACTTATTTTGAGGTTTTTAAAAAATTTGTCCGCAATTTGTCCGCGGTTTCGAGAAACACCGTATTTTCGCACATTATAGAATCGTTTGCGGGGGTTCGAGTCCCCCTTCCAGCTCGCAAAGAAAAAGCCCTGAAATGTCGATGATTCGGCACTTCGGGGCTTTATTTTTCGCCGTTTTCGGGTCCTGATTTGCAAACGATTTTTGCACGTTGCAAAGGTGCTTTGCAAAATAATTTGTCCGCAATTTGTCCGCGGACGGATCAGAGCTCGGAGAGCTTCCGGCTCATCTCCAGCTTTGCTTCGTTCATTTCCATCGCGTGGCGATAGATTTGCTTCATGACATGCGAAGCATCGGACCAGCCTCCGGCCTCCTGGATCTGTGCCTCACTGAAGCCGAGGTCGTGCATGTAGGAGGCGAAGAAGTGGCGGAGCTTGTGCAGCGGGAAGTGAGGGATCCCGGCCTGGTCCTCGAAGCGCCGGAGGGCGTTCGTGAGCCGACCGGGGGATCCGTCATAGATGAAGCCCTGCTTCCGGATCAGATCGGCCAGATCCGGCGAGAGGACCACCGTCCGGACGGAGCTGGTGGTCTTCGTCCCCTTCAGGACATTTCCATGCTCGGACTCAACGAGGGCCTTGTTGATCGTCAGGACATTCTCCGGGGACAGGTCCTCGATGGTGAGAGCCATCAGTTCGGATCTCCGCAGGCCATAAATGCTAAGGCGGATTGCGGCCTCGTATCGGCTCCCGGAGCAGGCCTTGAGCAATCGGCTCACATCTTCCTTGCTGGGAATGTAGACGGGCTCCTGACGGGCCTGTGGGAGCTTGATCGTGGGAGGCGTGATCTCGTAGAAGGAAAGGATGGCCGTCACAAAGCCGAGCAGATTACGGCAGGTCTTCGGTGCGTGCCCGGCCGAGTAGTCATTGATCAGCTTCTGCAGGTGCTGCTTGTGGATCTTCGTGATCGGGAGCGCCGTGAACCATTCCGGCAGGCTCCGATAGCATTTCACGTATCCGCGCAGCGTGGACGGGGAGAGGACCTTCTCCTTCGCTGACCGGAAAGCAATCCATCCCTTCGCGAAGGTGGTCCCGCCCTTTTCATAGAGGGACGGATCCAGAACCTCGCGCTCCCGGATCAGCTCGTCCATGATGGCACGCGCCTCCCGCTGGGTGGGCTTGTGGTCGATGGTTTTAATATATGTTTTTCCGTCCTTCATTTCCCGAATCTTATAGGTCCCGGACTTCGTCTTTGCGATATTCATGCAGCTCTCCTCAAAAAGTGAGATCACTTTCTCGTGCTCTTGTACTCCACCTCGGACGTGTCGACATCGGAAGCAAGGCCGGCGTGAAGATCCAGGAGATCGCAGTCCTTCTCCAGCTGCTCATAGAGTCCGGGTTTATAGAGCATGCCGCTCCAGTCATAAGTCTCGAAGCGATCCTTTGGCATCCCGATCGCGACAGCTTTCTCGGTAACGGTGTGTCCCTTCGGATCCGTGAAGTCGGCAAAAACGTAGAAATCGACATGATCCACTCCGTCGAGGGTGTAGGCCAGCTTGCAAAAGTCGATGTAGTCCGTGACCGTACGGCTGACGAAAGCCGTGGCATCCCATGCAGTCTCCTCAGACGTGAAGCTGATCTGGAGATTGGAGCCGCTCGGGATGATCTTGAGGTCACTGCATTTTATGTTCAGGCTCTCGAAGATTCCTTCCGGCGTGCTCAGATCGGGCGCCGGTTCGTCCTTGTGGTCGGGCCAAATGATCATAATCACCAGAACGATCAAGATCAGGGTAACAATCCCGGTGACGGTGTTCTTTTTGTTGTCTGTTTTCTGCTGTTTCATTTAATTTCCCTCCTTAACTTTTGTTTGATAGTAAAAATCGATCATTTTGTAGATGGTCTTCTGGTCCTCTTCGGGGAGCAGAGATAGGCGGCGCATATATTCATTATTGCGGGATATAGCCGACTGATCCCTCAGTTCGGTTATATCCGAAACACTGCAGCCTAAAATGGCGGCCATCTTTGCGAATTTAGGGAAGCGGGGAACGGCTTTCCCTTTGCACCAGGTATTGACCGTCGTCCGATTCTCTCCGATGAGCTTCGAGAAGTCGAGCTGGCTGTATCCTCGATCGCTCAAAAGGCGGGTGAGATTGTACGCGATGATCTCGGCATCGGTCGGATGGTTCGTCATGGAAATCACCTCCTTCAATGTAAAAATAACACTTAAAGCCAATTATTTCAAACAAAAAGCCAATTATTTAGAATTTTAGGTTGACAAGCCAATTAAATTGACTTATTATGGGCTTGTGTTTGGCAGACCAAAAGGAAAGGAGGATACACAGAATGCCGATGATCAGATTAGCTGCAGTCCGAGTAAATGCGGAAAAAACGCAGGATGAATGGGCGGAGCTCCTGGGGGTCGCAAAGTCGACCGTCTGCAACTGGGAATCCGGGAAGACGATCCCGAACCTCCCGACGATCCGCAAAATGTCGGAACTTTCCGGAATTCCGATAGATCTTATTTTTGTACCTGAAAAAGCCAATTAGAATGGATTTTTTGAAAAGTTGCACTGGAGCAACCGGGGAAAGGAGGGAGCATGCGGCAAACAGTCGACACCATCGGAAAAGCCATGAGAGATTTCAATCGCTTTCTCGTGGGCTGCATGGATGAACAGAACCTGACGCAGACGCAGGTCGCCGAGCGGATGGGAATCAGCCACCAGCTCTTTTCCTACAAGAAGAAGAATAACGCGTGGACCTTCGAGGACTATCTGCGGCTGACAGAGATCCTCGGGGAGCAATGGAGGATGCTATGAGAAGGAAGTTCTGGTACGGAGTCCAGGTTTTCGGTTTCAGTGTGGCGATGATCGGGCTGGCCAGCGAGGCAGCTTCCGCCCTGATCCCGCTCGGGATCGCGTGTGCTGGTGGGCTGATCTGTTACCTGGGAAAAGTGATGGAGGATAGATATGTTACAGAAGCAAATTAGCGCTTGCGCGCTTGCGGCCGCCCTGCTCCTGCAGACGGTGGCCATCCCGGTTCAGGTGGAGGCGGTAGTCAGTGCTCCGGTGGACCAGCTCGTAGAGATCAACCAGGAGAACCGCGATCTGATCGCACGGGTGGTCATGTCCGAAGCAGGCGGAGAGCCGATGATCGGGAAGGTGGCGGTCGTGGCCACGATCTTCAACAGGGCGCGGATCTACGATCAGACGATCGCGGAGGTGATCTACGCGCCGAACCAGTACAGCACGGCGGACAACGGGGAGCCGACGGAGGAGTGCTACGAGGCGATCGACATCTACTGCAAAGTACCGGAGCTATATCCGGACGATATGATCTACTTCCAGCTGGACTACTACACCAAGAATGGAGAGGACTTCCTGCAGATAGGAAGCCACTACTTCAGCACGAAGAAGGAGCAATAGGATGCTAAAGCAGAGTGAGATCCGGGCGAAGATCTACGAACTGGCGGACGCGTTTCAGGACGCCATGGACCGCGGGCAGGAGATGCTGGCGTACAACATTTTCCGGAAAGCATCGCAGGTGGCCGTATTCGTGGAAATGGATCCGGAAGACATGAACCGGCTCTTCGGGTACGCAGAGACGGATGAAGAGGTCAATCCGGAGCGCGGACTGTTTGACAGGGAGGAGGTGCGCAGGATTGGCTGGAAGATCGCCATAAAAAAAGACACCTGAGAGAAGAGGCTCTCAGGTGTCAACCATCTCGACCAAAAGATGACGGCTCATGCCGTACTTTGAGTATATCAGACGGCGAGTGAAAAGGCAACCAAAAACCGCGAAAAATCGCGTTCTTGTGTTACCTTTTCGGGCTTGCTTCAGTGTTTAACCATTCGACCAGAGGGGAGAATTTTATATGCCATACATCAAAGAGGTGTGTATGGCAGGACGGACGATCGAGATCAGGAAATACTACTCCATACGGTGGCACACGGAAGGGATCCAGAGGGCCGAGCGCCAGGAGCCATCCTCGGAGAAGCAGAAGATCATGAACCGCAGGAAGGCCGAGAGGGATCTGACGCGGATCCTGAACGCGAACTTCGTGGACGGGGACTACTGGGTGAGGCTGGACTTTTACAAGGTGAGGCCGGAGGGCAGCCAGGAGATGCAGGAGCTGACCGCGAAGGCTTTCCGCAGGATGCGGACGCTCTACCGGAAGGCAGGGCTGGAGATCCGGTACGTGTACTGCAAGGAGATCGGCCCGAAGGGCAGCAGGCATATCCACGCAGTGATCAGCAAGGGAGACCTGGATCTGATCCGGGAGGCGTGGCCATACGGAGGGGTCCATGTGGACCCGCTCTACTCGGAGGGGCAGTACCGAAGGATCGCCGAGTACATGGTCAAGTATTCCGCGCGGACAGAAGCCACGGAGGGACAGCTGATCGGGAAGCGGTGGTACGGATCCCGGAGCCTGGTCAAGCCGAAGGTGACCAAGGAGAAGATCAGCGCGAAGGCATTCCGGACAACGCCGAGCATCCCGAAGAGGCTGCTCCGGCAGGGATACCAGCTGGAGAAGGATTCCGAGCGGGCGGGGATCTCAGAACTGACCGGCTTTCCGTTCTATCAATACACGCTTATCAGGTACGACAAGGAGGAGAGAGATGCAGGTGAACATCTACACCTATCAGACGCTCCGGGGCGCGCGCAAAAGCGGCGCAGGAGCCTATGTCCTAGAGGCAGCCTGGGGAAGGATGATCCCGACGACGGCGACGGGAACGATGCACTTTGAGGACACCACCGAGAACGGAGCAGAGCTGGAGCTTCTGCTGACCGCGCTGCGGAGGATCAATCGCACGGTGGACATCGCCATATATACGGAGTCCGGGTATCTGGCAGCAGGCCTCGAGACCTACTTAAGTAGGTGGCAGGAGCAGGACTTCCGGAATGCAAAAGGACAAAAGATCGCGCACGCGGAGCTCTGGCAGGAGGTGGCCGAGATCATCGGCCGCTTCAACTTAAGGCCCGTGGTGCTGGTGGCGGCGCAGCACTCGTACAGGAACTGGCTGATCCGGGAAGCGGAGAACAGGGCCAAGAAAGGAAATCCGGCGATTGATAAGCATATTCAGGAAGGGGGCAGCGGGAATTGAAAAAGATTATCAGACCGAGACAGACGGGGAAGTCCTCGGAACTGATCAGAATCGCGGAAGAAACGAACGCATACATCATAGTGGCGACAAGGGCGCGGGCGGTATGTTTGGCAGCTCTGGCACAAGAACAGGGGCGTCATATTTTGTTCCCGGTCACGCTGCGAGAATATGAACAATCCAGATTCAGGGGATCCTATGTCAGACACGTTTTGATTGATGACGCGGACGCTGTTCTGGAACAGGTATTCAGGGAAGTGACGATTGACGCGATCACAATGACGGAACAGGACGAATCGAAAGGAGAATAACATGTTTGAAAAGTTTGGAGAATTTGACAGCGCGGAAGAGATGAACCGAGCGGCAGCAGCGCAAAAGGCCGAAGGAGACAAAGAGGCGCTGATGGCACTGGCAAAAGAGAACGGCATCGACAGGGAAGATGCGGAGGACTACTGGGAGGGGCATGTGGACTCACTCTGCACGGTGCGGTCGGCGGCGCTGGCCAAGCTGGAACTCGAGCAAAAGGATCTGAAGCTCTCCGGTGTCCTGAAGGACTGGGTGGCGGAGATCGCAGACCTTGCGATCAATGACGACGCGCTGGCAGCAGGAATACGCAGGAAAGGAAAAAGCCTCGCGGAATATATCGCGCTCACGGCCGAGGAAGGTTATAAAAACCGCTGCAACGTAGACAAGCGCATCGTGAACTACACGAAAGAGATCAAACAGATCACGGGCGGCCATGAGTTCGCAATCGGAATCCCGGACCGGCGAACCAGGAAGAAGCTGATCACAGGCTACTACGGAGGCAACTCATGAAGGGCTTCAAGGGATTCTCGCCGGAGCTGACAAGCGTGATGGGGAACGGAGACAAAAAGACCTGCAGCTTCCGTCCGGGGATCACGCTGGAGGTTGAAAGCGCGAAAACGGCCCGCGAGGGCTTCCACTTCTGCGAGCATCCCTTCGGGTGCCTGTCCTACTATCCGCTGGACGGCAAGAACCGCTACTTCCAGATCGAAGCCGAGGGCGACATCGACGAGGACGACAACGACAGGCTCTCCTGCACAAAGATCACGCTGATCCGAGAGCTTAATCTGACCGAGATGGCCATGGAAGAGATGATCTGGATGATCGAGCGGCCGAACGTGAGCGGATGGGAGCGCAGATACGGCGGAGCGTGTGCGGATCAGGACCGGGCGGAATGCAGAGAAAACGAGATCGCGATTGCGAGAGGCAGCAGGCCGATGTGCCGGGGCCGTCTCGGCGCGGTGCTCGGATTCATACGGGAGAGCAAGTCAGGCGTGATGGACGCGAAGCTCTACCGGGTAAAAGACCAAAAGATGGCCGGGAAGTGGCTGACACTGAACGAGAAGAGGGAGGTGGTGATCAGTGAAGCTCAAGAAGATTGAGTCTCTGCCGGTGCAGAAGACCAGGAAGCGCGGCTGGTGCGTAAAAGCGCAGCTTTGCGAGGATGTGCTGGTGCTGGATGTCTTCTGCAACGGAAGCAGATTCTCAAGGCATGCCGTGAATGTGAACACAAGCGAATATGCGACGCTCTATCCGGAGAGAGGGACGGGCTGGACCGGTCAGAAGGTCGAGGCAGCCATTGGGCTCGAGGAGTACGAGTACGGACAGCAGTATTATCTTTCACCGACCGCAAAGCGCAAGATTGACGAGCGCTGGCGGCCTTCGAAGGAGGACGAGGAGCTGATCAGGAGTGCGTTCCCGCAGAAGCACACCTGGAGGAGCGATCCGGACACCATGGACATCATATCTGACCGGGAGAGCGCCTACGGCAGGCAGAAAAGAATCAATACAGAGGACAGGCGATGCGACCGCGTGCGGCGCATGATGCAGCGCGTGCCGGAGATCCCGGACGGATTTCTGGAATGGATCGACGAGAAGCTCTGCGGCAAGAAGCACTACGCGCTCCGATCGGATGGAGCATATTCCTGCTCCGCGTGCGGACAGACCTTCGAAGCTCCGGGAAAGGTCAAAAACCACGACGAAACCACCTGCCCGCACTGCGGCGGGAAGCTGATCGTAGAGAACCGGAAAAAGGCGATCGTCTTTCAGGAGCATGTCTGTATCATCCAGCCGATCGACGATGAGGTGAGCGTCCTGAGAGAGTTCTGGGCGTGTGTGGAGATGGAGCCGGAGAGGCGGAAAGCCGTCGGAGCCGAAGAAAACGCACGGATCATCCTATTCAAGCAGCCGAAGAAAGAGGACTGCAGCATCTACTGGTCGCAAGGATACCGGAGCAAAGTGCGGGAGGGGACGCTGGTCCCGGACAAATTTGACAACAAGTCGAATCCGTACGGGATCCGGATCCATCCGGAGCACACCTTCGACGGCGGGATCCGGGAAGCACTGCAGGGGACAGCGTACGAGGACTGCACACATGTCCTCGAGCTGGCAGCAGGCCTGCGGGCTGATGCAAACAAGATCCTCTACGCAGGGAAGCAGAGCCAGGACTTCCTGGCCGTGATGGAGCTCCTGGCCAAGGGCAGATTTTACAGGTTATTCGCCGAGACGAGCAAGCGAATCGAGTTCTGGGGAACGAGGTACCGCGGAGCGTTGGATCTGCGGGGAGACAGCATCGAGGAGGTGTTTCAGATCTACGACCGGCAGAAGATCAACCGGATCCGCGACATGAACGGCGGAGAGGAGATGCTTGACTGGATGCAGTGGCTCGACGACACGGTCGGGATCAAGATCTCTGCAGAGTTCCTGCGCTGGGCAGAAGGACTCCACTTAAGTCCTCAGGAATGCTCTCTGACGCTGGAATACCTTAAGCCGGAGCAGATGATGCACTACATCACGCGCCAGAAGCTGGAGAGTTATCCCACAAAGACGCTGCGCACCGTGATCGGCCAGTATGAGGACTACCTGAACATGGAGCAGAAGCTCGGGAAGAATCTGGACGATGAGATGGTCTACCGGCCGAGAGAACTGAAACGGCGCCATGACGAGGCTGTGGTGGAGCTGGAGATGAATCGTGTCAGGGTCGATGCGGAAGAGTACAGGAAACGCTTTCCGGACGCGCAGAAGAACATCCGCAAAGTGGCCAGGAAGTACACCTACGAGGGCGACAAGTTCCTGATCAAGGTCCCGAAGGAGCTCTACGAGGTGGTCATGGAGGGCCGGGCGCTGCACCACTGCGCCGGAAGCTCGGACCGGTACTTCGACCGGATGAGCCGAAACGAGACCTACATCTGCTTCCTGCGCCGGAAAGACGAGCCGGAGATCCCGTTCTACACGATCGAGGTCGAACCGGGCGGAACGATCCGGCAGCATCGGGGGCTGTATGACGAAGAGCCGGAGATAGAGACGGTCAAGCCGTTCCTGCGGGAATGGCAGCAGGTGATCCGGTCCCGCATGAAGGAAGAGGATCACAAGCTGGCAAAGATGAGCGCCAAGAAGCGAGAGGAGAACATCCTGGAGCTGAAGGCCAAGAACAACACCAGAGTCCTCGAGGGACTCATGGAGGACTTCATGGAGGCAATCAATGAGTGAGTTAATTTTTCAGGGGAATTATTTGGACTACAAGAAAACACTGGACGCGGAACTGCAAAAGAGCGCGGAGAGCTTCGTCCGGATCGGCTACCTGCTGAAGGTGGCCAGGGACACGAGCATCCTCGCGGAGAGCGGCTACAAAAGCGTCACAGAGTTCGCGCAGGCCGAGTACGGGATCGACAAGAGCCAGGTGTCACGGTTTATCCGGATCAATGACAAGTTCGCCGAGGGCGGGTATTCCGAGCAGCTGCAGGAGCAGTATCAGGGCTTCGGCTTCTCAAAGCTCTCCCTGATGCTCCAGCTCCCGGACAGCGTGAACGAAGAGCTGACGCCGGACTTCACGAAGGCACAGATCGGCGAGCTCAAGGAGGCAGTGCAGCAGGCACAGGAGGACTCTCCGCTGGAGATCTACGCGGAGCAGCTGCAGGAGCAGGAAGAGGGACGGGAGGAGGACATCCTGACCAAGGCCGTCCGGGAAGTGGCATGGAACTCCTGCAGCATGTTCGAGGAGATCCACGAGGCAGGAGAGGGCGCGAACCCGATGGACTGGATGCTCCACGAAGATGTGGCGCAGTACAGCGTACGCATCACGGGGCAGGGACGGATGAGCCTGATCTTAAAGAAGGACGGAATCTCCCTGGTGAACCTGCGGACGGATGAAAAATGGGCATTCACCGAGGAGGACATGACGCAGGCCTGGAAGAACATCGGCGTCTGGGAGCCAGATGCCATGGAGAAGTTTTTCCCGGACGAGCCGGAAGAGCCGGAAGAGACACAGAAACCGAAGCCGGTGGATCTGTCAAAAATCAACAACGTCGAAGAGCTCAGAAACGCAGCAACGACAGGCGCGAAACCTGATTCCGGCAAGCCCGAAAAACCGCGAAAAACCGTCCCGGAAGTACAAAAAATAAACGCGGAGGACGAAAATGACACGCAAAAAGAGCCGGAACCGGCAGCAGGCGATGTGGAAGAACTCAGCGTTGACAGGCGCTCGGAGGATTCAGAGGGCAGCGGACCGAAGCAGGAAGAGTTGGAATACTACGAGACCAAGATTCGGCTCCTCAAGACGGCACTGGAGGAGAGGCAGTGGAGCAAATTGAAGCACTTTGCACAGGATATAGCCAGATGGGCGGAAAGGATGGAAGACGATGAACTTGACGGGATTATGTAAGTACTGCGGGCAGACCTACATGGTCGAAGTCGAGGAGGGCGAAGAGCTGACGCAGACGGAGATCGACTACAGAGCCATGCTGGCCTGCAACTGTGACGAGGCGATCAGGAGAAAGCTCGTCGAGACAAGCCGGAAGAAGGCATACGAGAACATCGATGCGCTTTTTGAGGGAATGCCGGAGCTAGAGGAGCTCCTGAAGAGCGCGACAGACCGGATCGCCAGGGGAGAGATATGCAGCGTGGCCATCGACACCGGGACACCGGTGAAGGCATCCGTGAAGATCCAGACGAACGGGCAGATCAAGGTGGAGAGAAAAGAGACCAAGAAAGTCAGCGTGACCGGGTGAAGAGCATCCTGCAGGATCCGCAGGACGGGTTCTGCTATCTGTGCCTGCACCTGGAAAACGATGCTTCCCGGAAGAGGACGGACGAGCATCACATATTCGAGGGAACGGGGAGACGGAAGCTCTCCGAGAAGTACGGCTTGAAGGTGTACCTGTGCCAGGAGCACCACAATGTCTCGCCGGAATCGGTTCACATGCAGCCGAACGGAACGGCGGACACGTTCCTGAAGCAAAGAGGGCAGCAGGCATTCGAGAGGAGATTCCCGGAGCTGGACTTCCGGGAGATCTTCGGAAGGAACTACCTGTAGCACATTCGCAGGACAATGTAGCACACCTCCGAGAAGGAGAATAATATACCACAATACGAAAGGGCGGCCGGTGCGAGCCGCCCGGAAAGGAGTCCTATGAAAGTATTTATCAGCGGCCCGGTGTCGGGCGTGGAGAATTATGAGCGCGTGTTCGAGGTGGCCGAGAGCCTCCTGACCGCGGAAGGGCATGAAGTATGCAATCCGGCCAGAGAGTTTCGGAAATGGACGGACTACGAGGACATCATGAAGGCCTGCCTGGAAAGGATCGCCGCTTCCGATGTGGTCGTGATGCTCCCGGGCTGGCAGCAGTCCAGGGGAGCAAATCGCGAGTACGGATTCGCGCTGGGACGCGGGATCAAGATTGTCCCGCTATATGACCGGGAAGGGAGGGAGAGATCATGCCTGCAAAACTGACACGCCAGGACAAGCTGGACATCTGTAAGTCCTACCGGGAAGCGAAAAGCAAGGACGCACAGATCGGGATCATGAGTGATCTGTACCTGGTGACACGAGAAGAGATCCGTCAGATCCTAATGGACGGCGGCGAAATCAAAAAGCCCAGAACGAGAAGGGAGCCGGTAAAACCGAAGCAGGAGGCAGCGAAAGAGCAACCGAAACCGACCGAAGAGAAAAGCAGGCCGGGACGGCTCATGCAGGAGATGATCTTACAGGCGCAGGACCTGCTGAAGACCACGGAAAATGAGATCGAGAAGCTGCAGCGGGAGCTCCGGGAAGCGGAGCAGGACAAGAAGGATCTGGAAACATTCCTGAAGTCCTTCGGAGAGGAGGCAGGATGAGCATCGTCGAGCTGCTGGTGAACCTGAAGAACTGGAGCTTCGAGATCAATGGTCCCTACAAGCTGCAGGAGCGGGAGGCAAAGGCAATCAGGGACACCATCGCGGAAGTGAGAGCCGATCTGAGCTTTCTGGACTATCTCCGGAAAGTGATCCCGGCGGATCAGATGGACAAGTACCTTTACGGCTACGAGAAGGAGGCAGGGCATGGAACTGAAAGAGTTGACCGAGAAAACCTTCGAGCTGTTCGGGGTTGAACGAGCAGACCAGTTAGGGCCGGCGCTCCTGAAAGCGTGTAGCAACACAGATAAACTTGAGGCTTTCTGCGATCTCATTGATGAAGACCTGACGCAGGATTGGATACAAAAGATTTATCAGTATTATCTCGCGGACAGAAAAGAAAAGAAGCAGGACTATACACCGCGGTCATTGGCTCGATTGATGGGAGCACTTACCGGTGATGCTGACAGAATGGTTGATATGTGCGCAGGATCGGGAGCGCTGATCATTCAGAAATGGAATCAAGACCATGATATGAAATTTACTGCATTGGAAATTGATGAAAATGTCATTCCGTTTTTGCTTTTCAATATGACATTACGGAATATCCGATGCAGAGTGTTTCAGATGGACGCGCTGACCGGAGATGATGCGGTGAGAGCATGGGACATCTTGAAAGGAGAGAAGTTTGGCAACATCACTGATTTCAAACCCACCGTATAACCTGCGATGGAAGGCGCCACAATTAGCAGGCTTTCTTCCGCAATACGCAGGATATGAAATACCGCCGGATTCAAACGCAAATATGGCTTTCATATTGTCAGCACTGAACTGGATTGAAAACAGAGCGGTAATTCTCCTGCCGAATGGCGTACTTACATCGAGCCAAAAGCAGGAGCAGAGAATCAGAAAACAGTTGATCGGTCAGAACCTTTTGCTTGCAGTAATAAGCCTGCCGGGCAATATGTTTGAATCTACCAGCATTCCAACGTGCCTGTTGGTTTTTGATAAACACAAAGAAACACGCAAGATCGCAATGATTGACCTGACGGACAAATGCGATGAGGAAATTCGAGACCAAAGAGGGCAGTTTGGTGGAGCGTCACACGAGGGAAGAACATATCACAAGACCGTCCAGGTAATCTCTGACAGTATCATCAGCAAGTGTACAGAGTGCATTGATAGTGGCAAGGATGAAGAAGGTTTTTGCAGGTGGGTATCACCAGAAGAAGTCCAAGACGGCGATCTGACTCCGAAAAGATATTTTGAGATCAAAACAGAATCCGTTCACAGGGCATTTGCTGACATTGTGAACGACTACAACAGAATCATAGAACAGAAAAATGCGATTCGGATAAAGATGAACAGGACCGTGGCAAAGAGACTGGGCTATGACTGCATGATGGGGGATAAACCAGATTTGACAGAATCGTTTGCAGTCGTAGGAGAGAAAGCAGGCAAAGAGGAGAATATCACATTCAGTGCCGATGATGGAATCACGATCAGAATCAGCACAAAGGACGGCGTTCATCCGCTGATATTGGACTTTTTGAGCCACTGGAAGCAGATGATCATGTATCTCAACAACGAGGAAAACAGATACCTTGCTGAGTTTCGGGACGCTCTATTGCCAGACCTTCTGAGCGGGAAAATTGAGGTGAAAGAATGAGGGAAGCACAGTCGATCGCAGTCGTTCATAACATGCCGCAGGAGCACGAGCAGTACATCGTGGCCAGGTGCTTCGATGGGGAGCTGTGGTTTTGGGGAAGCTGGAAGGACAAAGAGGGCGCAAAGAACGCGGCCAGGAAGGTCGACGGTGTCGTGGTTGAGGAGATGAGCTTTAAATTCGCCATAGTAGACAGCGAGAAGTGCGGAAGGAGGATCGAATGGAACAGCCAAAGCTGAAGCCGTGCCCGTTTTGTGGAGAGACGCCGGTGCTGACTCTGCACATGGGATACTACAGAGTCGAATGCCGGAACCAGTTCTGCCCGAGCAGATTAACGGCCAGCGCGAACAAGAAGGACATCGTGGAAGCATGGAACACGAGACTCAGGCCGAAGAAGAGGCCGGAAAGCGAAGAAATAAATGGGCAGTAAATGGTCAATATGTGCAAGAAATTTAAAAGATGATTGTTGGAAGGTATGTGATTATTCATGTAATTTCATTCAGTTTGTTTTCAAGGGTATTTTTTGTTTGATCAAATATGATGTTGTTGACCTTGGTAAACACGGAAGATGAACAGGCAGAAAGCGAGGGATGAATGAACAAAGATATGGACGCTCAATTCTTATGCAAGGACTGTGCAAGATACAACCTTTGCCAGTATTACGACAGAAGAAAAGAGGAATCATACATCTGCAAGTATTTTCACTTATCAGAAACCAAAGGGCAAGAGCCAAGATGGATTCCTGTTAGTGAGGAGTTGCCGAATTGTTTTCAACGAGTTTTAGTAACCGTAGTGAATTATCAAGGCGTTAAGGTAGTAAGGGTTGCGGAATACTCCGGATTTGAAGGTGCGAAAGGTACATTTTTAATCAAAGAAAACTATGAGCGGTGGGAAGTTGGAGAAAAAGGACTTTTAGCATGGATGCCACTCCCGAAGCCGTATAGGGCGGAAAGCGAGGATAAAGAGATTCTATGACACTGAATGAGTTCCTGCGGAAGTACAATCGTTGCCCGTTCTGCCGGACATACGCCATTCAAGGGTCAAGATGCTACGGGTGCAAGTGGCGATGGGGACACGGTCAATGGGCAAAAGAAACTGATGTCGATATGTTTGATCCCACGGAAGAATGGGGCAGACGATTAAACAAAGAGGTGACGGAATGACAAAAGAACAGAAAGATAAAATCCTCAAAGCGTTAGCAGCGGACAGAAATGATTACGCAAGAGAATGCGAAAAACGAGTAGCAGAAGAATGTGGAAAGATTACAGGGGCTGATTATATGCTCCAAAGATTTCTTGATGTTTTGAGGGCAGAGGTTGAGCCGCAGGAAGGGAGCGAGAAGGAATGACAAAAACAGTATGCGATATTTGTGGGAAGCCCATGCCAACCAGGAAATATCCAGATAGAATTGAGGATCTGAACTTCTGCATTTCGACTCACGGAAGGATATGGGATATATGCGTCGAATGTAGCAATGACCTTGAAAGGTGGATGACTATACGCAGGGCAGAAGAAAGTGAGGGAACAACATGAACTATTATGATGCTAGAACTCTTCTTGATAGTTTAGATACGGCAAGAATATACGCAGGAGCAGAATTTGAAAGGCTATGCAATGAGGATGAGCATATAGACGCGTGTGTGTTTCAATCTGTCAGAGATAGCATCGCGCAGAATATACAGTTAGTGCAATCTTATGTGGCGTGCAAGGCAGGAGCGAGGAAGCATTTCGGACAAAGCGAGGGAACAGAATGAAAGATATATTGTTTCGGGTGAGGTGCTGGATCGGATGGTATGCGATGCCGAAGGATGTCCGCCCGATCTTTATAAAAGCACTCAGGCTATTTGCGGAGGAACTGCTGAAGGAGTTGAAAGAGACGGTGGACACAAACCAGGACGAGGGAGAAGAGAAGGACGATTTGCTCCAGCATGTCCGGGAAGGAGAGGAAGATGCGTGAGGTGTACATTTGCGATCCGGAAAAGAATCAGTCCTGCAAAAGCTACGGAAAGCCGGGATGGTGTGGCATCATCTGCTTCTGCACGACCAAGAAGGAGAAAAGCCTGACGGGGGAGCCGCTGAATGCTGGAGAATACGCACGGGAGAAGGAGGACCGCGAGATGCTGCGATGGCAGCAGGCGAGAGTTGCACCGGTGCAACCGAAGGAGGAGCCGTGAGAGATTATCAGCGAAAGAGGACCAAGTACATATTGCCACCGGCCGTGTATCACAAGACACTCTGGACCATCCGGGACTACCACCGGATCAAGGACGAACTGCAGACCATGCTCTCAGCGGAGGACAACGGACCAAAGGAAGGCCTGGTTCAGGATCCGACCTACAAGAAGGCGATCAAGTATTCCGGCTACCTCGACATCGTGAACGCGGTGGAAGCGGCCAGGAAGTCCGTGCCGCCGGAATACCGGGACGGCGTATGGAACAATGTGCTCTACAACATCGCCTATCCGAAGGACGCAGAGCGCGCGACCTACGGCCACCTGAAGAGCAGGTTCATCTTCGAGGTGGCGACACTGTTGCACTACGTTTGAATCCGACACACCGGGGAAAAGAAAAGGTGATATTGTGAGAGCGTGAAGATGAAGGGATACCCGAGAGGGCGTCCCTTTTTCATTGGCGCAGGGTGGAGCAGTCCGGCAGCTCGCCGGGCTCATGCACCGGAGACATCGGTTCAAATCCGATCCCTGCTAGAGGTGAGCATGAACGAGGACTTCTACAACAGCGCCAGGTGGCGCAGGAAAGCAAAGCTGATCATGCGGCGCGATGGATACCAGTGCCAGATCTGCAAGCGCTACGGCAGACTCACTCCGGCCGAGATCGTCCACCACAAGATCGAGCTGGAGGATGATCCGTCGCTCGCGTTCGAAGACAGCAATCTCGTCGCAATATGTCGAGCTTGCCACAACAAGCTCCACGAGGACAAAGGAGCCAAGGCGAACCGGGCGAAGGCCTCGAAATACAATGTCAACGATCCATACGGGGGAATGTGATGGACGAGTTCAGGAAAGGCTATCCGGAAAAGAATGGCTGGTATGACTGCATGGTCGACGGCGTATGCGTCCCGCTGAAGTACTTCTACTGCTGCATGCGAGGCGCGCACGAATGGATCGCCGAGGACGGGACACTGGTGAACGAGGCCGTGCTTTGGAAAGGTCCTGTCCGAAACGCTCCGGAAAAATAAAGTTTCGAGAACCCGTGAAAATCGACCTATCCCCCCCGGTCCACGCCTACGGCTGCAGGCCGTTTACGG